ACCACGATAAAGAGATTTATCTGCGGGATCAAGGCCAAGCTGCATTACTGTGCTTGCGCCAAATTGGGTTCCATTTGTCAAAGTCTTACCTTGAAATAATGAATCTATAGTATCAGCAATAGTGAACAATTCTGCATCACCATTACCTGCCTTGACAAAGATCGATAGTATTAACATACCTGAGAATTTTTTCTTAAACCCATGAGCATCAACTGTACCTCTTCCTGGTAGAATACTAATTCTAATAAAAGAAGTAGTAGTATCTATTGTTCCACTGTAGTTGGCAGGATACGCTTTGTATCCAGTTGTTGTCCATGCGCTTGAAGCGAATAAACCATATATGTCTGACTTTAGTTTACTATACATACTCATACTCCTGCTAATGAGAGTACAACAACGAAATCATCTTTTGAAATAACATTACAACCATATTCTACACTACTAACGGTTACCCGAGAATAGCTATCGAAGTTAATTGTAGGATTACTCTTAATTGTGAGTGAAGTTGTAGTCACAGGAATACCAGACTCAAAAGATTTACTAGTTCCTAGAAAGCCTTGAGCTGTATATGTCTGATCCGTTTTTACAATCGAACCAGTGGTAAAATTAAATCCACTGACGATCTTATTGTCAAAAGTAGCTGTTACCGAAAGATCCTTTAATTTCTCAAAGGCAGTATCCACGGATTGTTGTACTTTTGATTTAAGGGACATTTAATTTGCCCTCCACCATTGAGTAGAACCTTGGTTTACTAAAAGTGGTTTTAGGTATTTTCTAACAAGAGTAGGAACTACTGGAGTTCTAGTCGTGTCATTATTACTATCTTTCAATGTAATAGTACCAATTGAAATTTCTTCAAAGTTTTGTGTTTTATTATCCAACAAATTTTCGTTAGATAATAAATGATAAGCCATTTCTAAAACAGCTTGTTTCATTCTTTTTGGAATCTCAGTTACACTAAAGTTAACCTCTTGTCCTAATCTAGGATCAAAAATATAAGCCCCCTTACGAGGCCATGCAAGACTCTGTGTGGAACTGACAGCAACACCAATAAATTGATTTTCATCAAGTATAAGAGTTGCGGTCACTAATGCTGACTCCTGATCATCATCCTGAGCATTTATCCAAGCACCCGCATCAATGCGAGTATCGAAATATGCATCAGCTTCGACCATAGTTACATATGTGTTTGTACCTAGGACTAGTGCCATCAGTTCCTCCTAATGGATTAAGCGTGGAGAATAGGTAGAATACCTAAGTTCAATGCATTCATTTTACGTGCCCATGAACCAGCGGTACCGAAAGCAGCGTTAGTAGCAAAAGCATTAGTAGCGCCAGCCCAGTCATAGCCCATTGGATGAACTACGAAGCCATAACGATACCAGATAGCAGTAGAACCACCACCAGTATAGGCAGCTGCACTACGATCAACTTCAACAGGTGTAGGAACAGCAATGTTTGTAAAGCTGATAGCACCTGGCTTGCAAATGAATGTGGTCTTTGTAGAACGATCATTTACGTTAGCAGAAGCAGACAAGTCACCTTGAGCAACACGGCTGAGTAATAGACGGAACTTACCACCGAACACTGTTTGGAATGTTAGGTTACCATCAGTAACTGTAGTTACGTCTACTAAGTTAGCAGCACGTAGTTCAGCTAGTACTTCAGGGGAAGTAACCATGTACATGAAGTCTGGCTCATAGTCTTTGAATGCCATGCCAAGAGCTTGGAATAGACGTTGACCACGAGCAGCACCGATAGCTGTAGCATCAAATAGTTTACGCTGATCAGAAGCAGAGGTAGCAGCGGCAGCACCAAATACACCAGCAGCATTGATATCAACGAAGTTACCAGTTGTAACGCCATCACCATCTGTCTCATAGGCAACTAAGCCAGCGCCACGAGAAACTTCATAAGCAGCTACACCTTTGAGCGTAGCAACAATAGCGTCAGACTCATCTTGACTACGAACTTCAGAGAAGTCACGAGCAATTTTAGAGAGACCATCTTGTTGTGAAACGATTTGTTGTAGGTTGATTTGCTCTGAACCGAATGTGCGTACTGTTTTGATGTAGTCAGCAATTTCTGTAGAAACATCAGTATAGGTACCAGCATTGGCAGAGGATAAGCTAGCAACGTTAATGTTGGCAGCTAGGGGTTTGTACCAGCGCATTTGACCAATAAAGCTCTCGCCTGTTGGGTCAATACGGGCATCAGTACCAACGATACCAGTGCTGTTAAGCTTTTTGGCAGTTGTGTACATTTCATCAGCATATGCAGAAATAGCAATAGCTACGTTTTGGAACATTGTATGATTAATCATTTAAAAAATCTCCTGTGATTTTAAAGGGTGAAGCTACCTAATTTTCCACCTGCGGCAAGTGCTAAGACTTCCTCAGTGGTCATTTCAGATATCTTCTTATTGGGATCGAGTTTGGGAGTACCGTTCATATTGCTACTACCACCCCCTGAATTAGATTTAGGTTTAAATAGGAAAGAATTATCTTCATTCTTTACATATTGTCCTACAAAATCCTTGATTGATACACCAGATTTGTGAATCCATGCACCAGTCTCTGGATCTTGGATGAGTTGATCGATAATATCACGATAAGCCATTTGGCCAGATCGGTCATTACGGAAATCAAGACCAGTTAATGCATTACGAACTGCACCATCACGAGTGAGTTCAGTTACTTTACCTTCGGCTAACGCAAGCTTTTCAGTGAGTTCTGCGAGCTTCATCTCAGCAACTTCTTTATGCTTACCTTCATCCTCTAAAGCTTTCATCTTACGTTGTTTAGCATCATCTTCAAGTCGAACACGCTCTTTAACAGCATTGTCACGTTCTTGGTAAGCTTTATCTAAACTTAGTTTGATTTTAGAGAGACGCTCTTCAACCATACGATTGATTAGATCTTCTGTATCTTTATTGTTAGCACCTCCACCACCATTATCAACCTCATCAGCTTTAAACTCTAGGTTGGGTGTGTTGCCATCATCGAGGAACTCTTTGTTTCCGAACTTATCTACTTTCATCTTTATTTTCCTTTGGCACAGCCATTTAATTTTAATTTTTTAGGGTTTAGTTACAAACATAAACTCTTACGGTCCAATACCATACCAATCCATCCCTTTAGGAATAGGAGCTAGTATATCTTTTCTCGTAATCTTATTTTGTGGATTTATTAAGCCATCCTCAATAGCTTTTTGCCTTAATAGATTGTATGTTTGTGTTGACAAACCTTCATCCTTAAGTGCGAGTAATGTCTTTTCTATTGTATCACCTTCTAAGGCATCTGCATAGATTTCTCTAAGAGCTACCTTTGACTTAGCTGCTTGTCCGATGTTTGTAAAGAAAGCATCATGAATCGTAGCGGTTTCAATACCGTTTTTACGACCCCATAAATGATATCTTCTAACAATAGAGGCATCGTTCATGTGGTTACCATTAACCCCCATGCCAATACCTGCTCTCATTAAACTTGCTTTTCCAAGAAGTGAAGCATCTTCTGCACGATCTTCGTAAATATTACGGACCATCCTGTTAGCTTCTTTGTCATAGAACTCAATGCTAGTTTGGATTTTAGGTCTATATCTCTGGTATAAAGTCTTACCATCAAATGTCACCCAAGGCACATCGACCTTCTGAGTTTCATCAACGTAAGCTTTAGCAGCTTCTTTCCAGAATTGTACGAATTTTTGTGTTACTGGTGCTCTCTCAGCTAGCTTCCGAGACATAATCTCAGATACTGCTCTGAAGTCTTGAGGTCCAATTAGACCCTTACGAGCATTCATTAACTTATCGACAAACGCTTCTACGTCTGGATGAGAATCACGAGCATGTGCTAAAAGTTCTTGCCCCACAGAGGTTTCACCTTCAACAACTTCGTTCAACTCACGTTTTAATTGTTTCAAACCAAAAATTACATTATCGGCACCTAGCCTTTCTGCATCTTTAATTTTACTATCTATAATATTTGTTACACCACGAAGTTCTTCACGAGTAACAACAGTATATCCTTTTGTTTCTAATACAGAAGCAAATTTAGCTTCAATATTAGCTGCTTGTGTAGCTTTACCTGCACCATAGAAAGAAACCATATTCTGAGCTTTAGCAGCTTTCTGTAAGTCACTCCATTGAATATTAGCATCTCTTAATCCTTGTATCTTTTGAAACTCTGGATCAGACACTGTATCCATAGCTACTAAATCATACAAACGATTCTTTTGTAATGTAGGTAATACATTTGAGTTGACTGAGATATCCCTATCACCTGTGCTTAAACCAATAATTTGAGCACCAGAGGATGAAGCATCATTCTCAATCATTAATTTTGTTTTATATGTTGCTAGCTTCTCTACATTTCTAAAGTCACCTTCTACATGGTCATATATACGAGCATATTCAATTGCTAATCTTGAGATCTTAGGAACTTCCTCAGCCTCTGTAGCACGAATAATAGGATGTTCAAGATATTCCCTTAAACGTCTATCTCGTTGAGTTGTCTCTCTCATTAAACGACCTAGACTTAAAATATCTTTTTGATTTCTCATAAAGATTTCCATTCGACCTGCCTGTGTTAATGCTTCTGTAGCTGGACCTAACATAGCTCCAGTTTGAATCATTAATTCTTGAACAATTTCAGGTGTAACAGATTCTGCTTTAACAGTATTAAGAAATGGTCTAACAACTTCACCACCAGTAGGTGTTAAAAATCCTTGGTAGTATACACGACCTCGTCCATCAATATTAGCAACAACACTAAATGGTTTTCCAGTATCTCTGTGATATTTTACAGTTTGCATAAAACTATAACCTTGATCACCACGAGTTAAAATAAGTTTTCTAAAGTCATTTAAGTCATCATACTTCTTTACATTTCCACGTGGATCTCTAAAGCGTACAACATCTTCCATGAATCCAGCATACTCATTATCAACTTCATATTTAACTGACATTGTATGATTAAGCATATTAGCAAAATCATTGTCAATAAGAACTTTATCGTAGTTAGCATTAGCTCTACGAGTAATAATCGGAATACCTGTATTTTTACCTCTAGCATCAAAGTAAGTCTTTTGTCCTGGTCTAACAAAGAGTTTATCTCTATCATTAACGATACCAATACGTTGGCTTACAATTAATGCTCTATTTTTTCTTTGAAGATCAAGCATATCTTTATTTAAGATTTGAACCTCACGACTTATAGTATCTTTCCAAGGACCACTAGAACGACCTGTCTCCAAGTCAACTACAGATCTACGAGTCTTACCACGTTTAACAACACGGATATAACCTGAGTCTTTTAATGCAGTTAATATTTGTG